TTTGATATAAATCTTACCTGTTAATTGATTTCTGTCGATATCTTCAGGATCACTTGAAACTGTAACTCTAAAGTCGTATAGACCTCTGTCTCTTCTGATAGCATCTAAGATAGGATTAACAGCGTCTAAGAAATCTTGTCTTACTTTATCGTCGTTTTGTTCAAACAATAACCTTACAGCTACTGCTGAAATCAACTTACGAGCTTGTAATAACAATCTTCTAACATTAATTCTATCAAGAGCACTTTCTCTAATTTGTAGAGTTTTATTACCCCAAATTACAGTTCCCACATCAGAGAATGTGGCAATTGGGTTAATTCTACCAACATAAAGAACATCTCTATCTTCTTGTGTTAATTTACGTCTTGCTTTAACTGCATTTACTAAACCTCTTGTGTAACCCGCTGATGCGAACCAAGGGAACGCAATATTATCGGTTAATGCTAAGTTTCTACAAACCTCACCTGTTGCTGGTAAATAAATTTGTGTGTTATTAACAGTATCACGAGTTAATACCCAAGGATAATAAGTTGCCGTGTAGTTAGAGTCTAAATAACCGTCAATCATATCAACAGCTTCTTGTGGATATATGTAATCAGTTTCGTTAGTTGTTGATGGTACAAACATATTAAAGTCAGGGATTGTACAGATGTACAATGAATCCGCTCTGTTATATTCAATCATTTCAACAGCGTCCTCAACTAAGTTACTATTGTTTTGGAAGTCAATACCAGGTGTAACAAACACGTTAATATTAACCGCCTCAGGATTTATATAAGTTCTTTGTCCTAATAAGTAAGCGTAGTAGTCAGTGTTTGCATAATCTTGAGTATTATCTCCAACAGTTATTCTTTTGAATAATCCTGTACCTGTAGCATTAGGATATCTATCATCAGGTGCCGCACCTGCTAAATAACCTGAAGAACCTAATTGGAATCTATCACTATTTGTTCTAGACTCTCTGTATATATCCCATCCGTCGAATCCTCCTGCAAATAATAAAGTGAATTTTCTTGCGAATAATCTATAATAAGGATTATCAGAGTTTTGTGGTTCACCTCTAAATTCAGCAGCACCAACCGCAAATGCCGTTTTACCTGAAGTAACACCGTCAGTAATTGTGACAATAGTAGCTCCTGAGTCCATATGGAATCCTTTAGTCATATATGCCCAATCTTGTAATGCCGGTGATTCAGTATCTCCAAGATTTTGTTTACCAACATATTGGAAGAAATCTAAATCATATCCAATATTACTTGATATACCTAAATAAGTTCTTCTTACGTTATCTCCAGCACTTATTGCAGGATTATCACTACCACTTGGGAATCCGAATGGAGGGTTAAATATTGTTTCACCAGGAAAATCGTATTTAGTTTTAAAAATTGGGAACGGTGAATTAATTCCATCGTATAATCTAAAGTTATATCCTTCAAAACCACAAGGTAATGAATCCGTTGGAGCATCTTCATTAAGTCCAACCATTATAAATTTAGAATTTAATGAGTATTCCCCGTCTGACGAACCAATTTTCTTAGCTACGAAGTTATTTTGGTTAGGGTCCATAGAACAATTAGTAAATTTCTCTAAAACAACAGGTGCATCATCAGTATCGTAATAATCACGAACCATCACATCAAATGTTCCATTACTAAATGAAATGTTAAAAATTGATATTTTTATTTGGAAGTTTGCACTATTACCATCCGCAATTGATATAAATTTAAATAATCTATAAACTTTAGTACCTCTTAATTCCGAAACTAACCAAGGAGTTTCAGGTGCTTGATATTTCTCAGCATAGTATGCGATATTATCAATTTCATTACTTCTTGCATCTGATAAAGAAACTAATTGGGGTCTTAAACCTCTAACGTAACCTTTATTATATGCCCATTTTAATAAACTATGGAAATGTTCTTCAACAAATAAAGGAACCTCACTTCTTGGTTTATCAAAATTACCACCACCGAATACTTTTGGTAAGTAAGTTGCGTCAGAAAGAGATAAAGAAGTTTTGAATACTAAATTCTTACCACTATCGTTAGTAACGTTAATTGCAAACGGTGAGTATGGGTTTTTAAGAACATCGGAATAACTTCCTGAACAATCTAAACTAACATTACCTAATTGACTAACTTCATAAGTTGGACCATCACTAGTTGAATTAAATTGAGATATACCTCTTGAACGTAAAGTTGCAACAACTAAATTATTATAGTTAGTGTAACTTGTTCCTGTATAAGCATAAATTTTACCGTGAACTGTACCTGAGAAACTAGTTACTTGAGTTGTAGTTGTTGTGGTTACCGGTAACGTAGTCGTTGTTGTTGAACAAGGATTTAACGTTGTTGTTGTGGTTGTTGTGGTACCTGATGGAGTTACTGGTGTAGCCGACGTTATAGTCAACCCAGTAACTGTAGTCCAAAATGAAAACCCTGAATAACTGTTACCACTATAATTGTTAAATAACGAATAATACCAAGGTTCATTTTTAGGGTCAGTGTAATCTTGATAATAAGAAGATACTGAAGGAACTCCTAATACGTTAGTTTCTGTTGTGAACACAGAGCTTAAGATACCATAATCAATTTCCGAAATAGTTCCCCAATAGTTGATAGATGTTGCGCTTAAACTATTGTTTTGGAAAATAGATTGTAATTGAGATTGAATATCTTGATTTATAGTTGATGTACCACCGTTGAATTTAGTGTAATTATCATTCAAAATGGTTTGAATTGCAGCGGGAAGTGCGGTTGTATAACTAATACTACCATCGACATTAGTACTACCTGTGAAATTAACATCAAATGATACTTCTACCGGTGTACACGATATATCACAAGTACCTGCCGTGAAATTAGGAGTACTTATACAATTTTGATTGAACCCTACTGTTGTTGAATCAACATTTGCAATCGTTTGAATTGACCAAGACGGACCCGCATCATAACCTGATAAACCTAATATTCTTGTCATAAACATTTGATTAGATTGTTGTAGGTATGATTTCGCAATATACGATGATTCGTACTTTGGAATTTGTGTGTTTATAAATTTTTCGGGGCTAGTCCCACCGAAATAAGTTTGAAACTCGTCATAGTTTGTGATAAAAATAGGTTCGAATGCGGGACCTTTTAACGCCTCCCCAACTATACCTAAAGTTGTAACACCAACACTCTGAGCTACAAAGCTTAAGTCTCTTTCAGAAGTGTAAACTCCAGGAGACACGAATACTTTACTGTTTGTTGCCATTATTTTTTAATTTCTGTTCAGATTTATTTATTCATAAATATTTGTTTTTATACCAAAAAACTTTACTTTTATAAACATATTTTTATTTTGGCAGACTTTTTTCTACCTTTTTTCTACTTATGTATATGAGTAATGAGAATAAAAAAATTAAAAATCTTAAGATTTCAGTTGAGTCTCACGAAATATTGAAGAAATATTGTGATAAAAAAGGTATTAAGATTTACAAGTTTGTGGAAAATTTAATTATTGAAACTTGTAAGGAAAAGAAAGATATCTACGGTGAGCGTTAGACTATCGTCGCTTTAAATTCAATAGTTGATGTTTGATTCGGAAAATCTTTCACGATTTCAAACCTAACAATACTATTGGCATTTAGTTGTATTTTGATAGGGTTTAAACCGTAGTATTCATCATTAACAAATACGTCATATGAATCAACATTGTCAGTTTTAATTAATGTCAAATCAACTTTATCGTAAAATCTTTTTGTCGCAAAAACATTTTCGTCAACAAATTCAATCGTGGTATTATAATTTTTAGGATTGTCTGATAGAGACTTTCTTTTTCTATTATCAATACCTTGAGTTGTTTCGAATAATTGGAAAACTCTTTCGACACCGGGTTTAACTTCAAACTCATCTTCATCCATTAAGAATCCCATCATAGTGAAATCGTAACTTTGTATATAATATTTTCTTTTCTCAACGTCCATTACCGATTCGTCAGATACATTATCCATAATTATAGGAATGTAATGTCCTTTAATTTGAGTATATGCTTGTCTTGATGAAAATTTCTGTAAAATAGTTTTATTAAGAGTGTTTAATTCTCTCATTCTATTACAAATAATTTTAACAGAATATTTTATATCAACAGGAACAGGTTGAGGTATCTTATACACATCAACATTAATTCTATTCCCATCA